TCACCGAAGTGCTCGGCAACGCCATCGCCGGCATAAGGCCGCTAATTGACGCGCTGATCACTGTATGCAGCGGTGTGATCGACTTCGTGAAGAACGTATTCGCAGGCAACTGGCAGGGCGCGTGGGAGGCAGTCGTCAAGATATTCTCCGGAATATGGGACGGTATGGTGGCCATATTCAAGGCACCAATAAACTGGATCATCGACGGCATCAATATGTTTCTGAAGGGACTGAACAAGCTCAAGATCCCCGACTGGGTACCGGGCGTCGGTGGAAAAGGTATTAACATTCCTCTGATCCCGAGGCTGGCAGCCGGTGGCTTCACCGACGGCATAAGCATCGCTGGCGAGGCCGGCATGGAGGCAGTGATCTCATTCCTCCCTCAGTTCAGGAAGGAAAATATTGAATACTGGAAAAAAGCCGGTGAGCTGCTCGGAGTCATTGACAAAAACCAGCCGATCGTCGTGTCGATAGATGGGCTTCCGGCGTTCGCTTCCGGTGGCTTCACCGACGGCATAAGCATCGCCGGAGAAGCTGGCACAGAAGCCATTATATCCTTTGACCCGGCGCACCGCAAAGAGAACATAGGCTACTGGGCCCAAGCCGGTCAACTTCTCGGACTGGACGATTTTTCGCTCGCCGGGCTGACGGAGTCCACAGTCATCATTTACGACTTCTCTGGCTTCCACTACAACCCGCAGATCGAGGCCGATGGAAACACAGACACCAGCGATCTCATGGAAAAACTGAAGCAGCACGAGCTCGAGTTCTTTGACTGGCTTGAGCGCTGGCTGGCCAGAAGGGAGGTCGGAGACTTTGCGCGTCACGCGATTTATTAACTATACCACAAGGCAGGGCGACACCTTCGACGCGCTCGCCCTGTCTGTTTATAATGACGAGAAAATGGCGAGCCGTATCATCGAATATAATCCGGATTATGCCGACGTCATAATATTCGATGCTGACGTGCCGCTGAGGATCCCTATTTTCGACAGCGTGGAAACGCCCGCCACGCTGCCGCCATGGAGGCAAAGCACATCATGAAGCTAATATACGAAGGTGTGGATATATGGCCGAGTGTCTCGGTCAATGCCTGCGTCCATGAAATGAACGCATCCGGCCGCAGCGACACACTGGTCATACGCTTTAACGACACCAAGGGCCTCTGGAGCAAATGGAACCCGGTCAAGGGCGAAAAGGTCGAGCTCGTTGAGGGCGCGGCCCGTACCGGGAAAATGTTCGTCTCCGGGATCGAACCGGAGAACGGGCTCTTTACATTGAGAGCGATGTCCATGCCCCTGAGTGGCGAGAACATCAACAACAGGTCATGGGAGTCCATCGGCTTCCTGCAACTGGGCCAAGACATAGCAAAACGGCACGGCCTCGACTTTGCATACTACGGCGTGAAGGATCAGATTTACCCTTACCTATCACAGAACGGCATGACCGACTTCGAGTTCTACCTTCAGAGGTGCCAGCTTGAAGGATGCGGGATGCTTATATTTGACGGGAAGCTGATCGTCTACGACGAGCGGTATATTGAAGGACTGGAGCCGACTGCCACGCTGGAGATCGGTGAGGACGGTGTGTTCGAGTATTTTGACAACAGCGCCCTCTCTTATGGCTCCGCAGAGGTAGTCAGCGGGAAATATAAAGGAACATTCACCGCGCCAAACGGTGGCAACGCCAGCCGAGTGCTAAGGCCGAGGAACCCAATCAACTGCACAAGCAACGGCGAGGCTATGAGGTACGCCAAGAACCTGCTCAGGGCAGCAAACAAGGACAGCTACACTGGAACCATCAAAAAGAGCCTCCTGCTGGGCTATGCTGCGGCCAGCCTAATCAACATCAAGACAGCCAAGGCCAGCACATGGGACGGCCCTGTTTTCATTACCAAAGCCCGCCACGACTACATCAAGGGAGAGACAAAGCTCTTTTTCAGGAAACTATTGGAGGGATATTGATGGCAAACATTGAAAAAGGCACGATCCTAACCATTGAAGGCCCTGCCGATAGAAATGGAGACTTGACCATGGCCAGAGTGAGCCCGAGCCAAAACAACAGCCTCGTCTCCCGACCCGTGGTCATACCGTGGTATATGCGCGGTGCTTCCGGAAACCTCAAGAAAGGCACCGAGGTCATTTATGTGATATTCGACGACCACACCGGGCAGCTGCTCGGCCGGATGGACGGCGAATGGTTCGGCGTACTCCGTGGAGACGTCGAGATCAATGGCAGCCTCGCGGTCGGTGGCGACATCGCCACCGGAAGCCTCGACAGCGTCAATGGCCACGTCCATGGCGGCGTTGAACCCGGTAGCTCGACAACGAGCGGCCCACAGTAAAGGAGGCGGTTCTATTGGCAGTTATAGCAAAATGGAGGACAAAACAATGGGAGGTAACGCCGAAGAAAGTGCTCACACTCACCGGGCTCTCTACCTCCTATGAGTTAAAAGCAGAGACCAACACAGACCTCGAGGACTCTCCAGCAACCAATGAGCGAGGCCGGAAGCTGGTGCCTCTGTCATTCACCACCGAGCTCAATGCAGCTCTCGGCGTCAATGTCGAGGCAGAGATCAAAGAGTGGGAACAGCTGGTCGGCAAGTCCGACTATTTTTATTTGTCCGGCAAGAAGTTCGGGCCAAAGTTCCAGCTCAAGAGGATCGACCTGAGCGACGTGCTGCTGGATGACTTCGGCCGGATGCACCGGGCCAAGCTCGGCATGACCTTCGAGGAAATCGCAGAAGAAAAAAAGGCCACCGGAACAGGGACGGCCCTAACCGTCGGCCCATCATCAGCAACAAAAGCAGAAGTCAAACCGACGAACACCGCGCTCCAGAAAGCAAGCAGCACTACCATGAAAGTCGGCAGCAAGGTCAAGATCGTCGGTTCCAACTATGCAACCGGCCAGAAGATCCCCGGGTGGGTGAAAGACCGCACGCACGTCGTCTCTCAAATCAAGAACGACAGGGCGCTGCTCGGACATCCGGACGGGATCAACAGCTGGGTATATACAAAAGACTTATCGCTCGCGTAAAGGAGGAATGCGTATTGAAAGCAAAAGGCAACAGCAGGCCAGAGCTCTGCGCGGCCAACCTGCTGCGAATAGCTCGCGGAGAGGTTCCATATGAGCGCACCAAAGGGCTGAGCATCGCAAACATCGACTCGCCGGCAACAACCGCCGGAAGCGATGCGGCAGCCGACGCCGCATGGCTCCTCGAGAACTTTGAGCCGCGCATTGATGTCGACAGCGTGAACATAGGAGCCATCGCGACCATCACCGGCGACTTCCTTCTGGACGCAGGCATCATCATCAACCATGCAAAGGAGGGAGACGCAAATGCCTGATCTTAATTTTATAACGACTGACTCGCAGGAGATCTACGCGACGATCATAGGCGAGCTGGAGAACGGCGTGGCTGAGCCGTTATACCCCGGGGACGAGCGTCGCCTGTTCGGGGAGGCTCTCGTCCCTCTTTTTGTGGCCATGTATAACGCAGTCAATGACGCAGCTCGTCAAAAAATGCTCAGATATGCCCGGGGCCCTGTCCTCGATGCACTGGGCGAACGCTCCGGCGTAACAAGGCAAGAGCCGGTACCGGCAACCACGACGCTGCGCTTCTCGATGAACGCGCCAGTCGAGTGGAATGTGATCATCCCAGCCGGCACCAGAGTCACCAATGACAATGTCAGGTACTTCGCGACAGACACCACGGCCGTCATCATGGCCGGAGCGACTTCCGTGACAGTACAGGCAACCAGTACGGAAGGCGGCACAATATACAACGACATCAAGATCGGCGACATCAACGTCATCGTCGACCTGATCCCGTATGTGGATAGTGTGGAAAACATAACAACCACCGCCGGGGGCAGTGACGAGGAAAGCGACGACAGTCTCCGGGAAAGGATCCGAAACGCGCCTTCCAAATTATCGACAGCCGGGCCAGTAAACGCCTACAAATACTGGGCTAAATCCGCAGACCCAACGATCTCCGACGTGGTCGTACAGAACGAAAAAGAAACCATCTCTCGGACGCTCCCCGTCTCTGCCGGCAAGGCATATAAAGGCGGCAGCAACCTACTGCCCGACACCCTGAAGGTGTACGCATCCGGAAGCTCTACGCCGGCCACAGCCGGAACGGACTATACTGCAACCTACGAGGACGAGCTGCTCACCATTACAATGAAACCGGGCGGCGCTCTTGAGTCTGCTGAGGAAATCGACATCAAAATCGACCGGACAATGGACGGCCGGGTGAAGATCGTGCCGATCTGCTACGGTGGAGTTATACCGAGCCAAGGCATCCTCGACAAGGTGCTCGCTGCGTGCAGCGCTGACGACGTCAGGCCGCTCACCGACCATGTGATCGTCGAAGCTCCAAGCGTCCACTATTATGACATTGAGCTCAAATACTACACGACGGCCGCGGACGAGAGCCGGGCCATCGAGACCATTGAGGGCCCCGGTGGAGCTATTGACCAGTATATCTACTGGCAAGACTCGGCGCTGGATCGCGACATCAACCCCGACAAGCTGCGCGCCCTGATCCTCGCCCCTTCATGGGACAGCGATCTGGTCGGTGCGGTTCGCGTGGACATCATCAAGCCGACATTTACAGAACTATCAGAGACGACCGTGGCCAAACACAGCGGATCGCTCGTTGTCTCTCACGAGGTGGTGGTATGATGCGGCTATCAGATGCAGACATCCGGAAGCTGATCCCGATATTCATGCGGGATGATGCAGCCGTCGAGGCTCTGGCCAAAGCGGTCAATAAACTAATCACGGAACCCGGCAGCAAGGTCAAGCAGCTGCGGACATGGGATAAGATCGACGAGCTTGACGATGCGGAACTTGACGAGCTGGCGTGGGAACTAAATGTCGACTGGTACAGCTCGGCCCTTCCTCTGGATCGAAAGCGCGAAACGATCAAAGTCTCGGATCTGGTTCACTCAAAGCGCGGTACCAAGCGAGCCGTTGAGCAGCTGGTCAGCGCTTACTTCGGCAGCGGTTACGTTCAGGAGTGGTTCGATGCAGCGTACCCCTTCGAGGCAGCTCCTTACCACTTCATCGTCCTGACATCAAACAAGGACATGACGGACGAAATATTTCAAGAGTTCCGCAGGATCGCCACCGAAGCCAAAAGTGCCCGCTCTATACTTGACGGCATTTTCTACTATGAGGAGTGCGGTGCTGTCATCATAGCAGCCAGAACGGTGGAGCCTACGGTTTTTAATTTTCCTAAGTGCGGGACAAGACACAAGCCCGCATATCTCGGAAAAATCATAGAGAGAGCCGCAGAAGCCAGCCGTGTGATAACCAGCACAGCCTTCAACTTCAGCAAGGCCGGCACAACAAAGGCAGGGCTCAACCATAAGCCGGCTATGGTCGGGAAAGTTATGGAAGCCGCAGCAGCCACCGCTGGCGCATCCATAACGAAGCAGGCGTTCAACTTCATAAAATGCGGCACTCGCAAAACAATGCAGTAAAGGAGGCGAAACCAGTGGCATTTTACACAAGTAATTTTCTGGCCAAGAGGAGAACGTGGTGGATGAAAAACATCCACAAAGTTCAGGCCAAAGTCGGCAGCAACTATGTCGACGGCACCATCCAAAGGAAAGTCATCGAAGGCAACAACATCGTGATCCATGCCGTTTTTAGCAGCGCAAACGTCGGGGCCCCTGCCACTATTACAGGGATAAGGATCATCGACATCGACGGCGAGGTGGCAGCTGAACAGCCCGACAATGTCTCGGTCGCATCCGGGCAGGGCGCAATATTCAAGATAACGCTCCCCATCATAGAGGGCGCGGTGTAAAGGAGGCGAAATGAATGTATAGAGCGATCAACTGGGTGGATCATGTCGAAGGCGTTCAGGAAGGCACCGACCAAAGCGCTGAAAACTTCAACACCATGGACGCCGGGATCTTTGAGTCCATCGCACTCAACGGCCTGCTCGCCATGAGAGCAAGGCTGCAGCGTGATGCACAGGCCGAGGCTGAAGTCGTGGCCATTGAAAAGACGCTCACCGGAAATACAGCTCAAAATGTCGACATACCGGCGACCAAAACAAGGAACCGTACCACCTACAATGTGACGGCCGAAATAACAGGAGCAACCGGGGGCACCGTCGGAGACATTATCATCACCACGAAGCAGGCCAACGGCTTCAAGGCGCAGTATAGTGGCACGGCCTCCAGCGTAACGCTGAGATTGAAGGTTCAAGGAGGTATGATGTAAATGGCCAATGTCATTATCAAAACAGACGAGCAAAGGGCCCACGAGGCCAAGATCCTAAAAAGCTATGGGATAAACCCGCAGAGAGCTACCGCTGAGCAGCGGGAATGTGCAAGAGAAATCTCAAGGCATACCGCTGAAATAAAAAAAGAAATGGAGGCTAACAGAATATGATCATTAGAGAACAGAACGAAGGCCCGAAAATCCCCTACACGGTGGACGGCAACAAGATCACGTTCGGAGACGACGAGATCACCCTCAACCTCATAAAGTACGAGAGGGACGAGGCTCAGACTATCGACATATGCAGGGATGACGACAAGATCCTGATCGCTGGCCCTTCAAAGTATTTTGTCGCAAATATCAACATCCCGGCCAGACAGTACGAGGATCCGGAGAAAACCATCCCCATCCCCTTCTCGATGGACAACGTCGAGCTCGTGTTGTGGGCTCTTGTGGAGGTGTAAGTCATGGCTATAACAAACAGAGACTTTGATGTCGCCGTTCGCCTGCTGAGCGGCGGCACAAATGAAGCGATATACAACGACGTCGGCCTCCCTTCCATCATGGTGAGGAAGGACAAAAAACAGATCTCTGACGTCATATCCGGGGGCAGCGCAAGCACCCACCCGGCCTTTATAGTGGACGGCGTCGAGGTTCCTTCCTTCTACATCAGCAAGTTCCAAAATGTAGTATATAAAGGCAGAGCCTACTCTCTGCCTATGCAGGATCCGGGAAACTCCATAAACTTCAACAACGCAAAGGCAGCCTGCGAGGCGAATGGCCCGGGCTTCCACCTTCCGACTATTGCCGAATATGCCTTTATTGCACAGGAGGCAAGGAACCGCGGAACGATGCCGAGGGGCAACAACAACTACGGCAAAGATCACTCGGCCCCATGGGAAACGGGTATACCGACATATATCGACGGCGAAGGAAGAGTTTGCAGAGTGGCCACAGGTTCCGGCCCAGTCTCATGGTCAGATAACTGGCAAGAAGATGGTATATGGGACTTGAATGGCAACGTCTACGAGTGGCAAGGTGGATACAGGACAGTCGACGGGGAAATCCAGATCATACCCGACAACAATGCAGCCATGCAGATAAACCAAAACCCTGATAGCACGCTCTGGAAGGCAATTATGCCAGACGGTTCGCTGGTGGCTCCGGGTACACCCGGGACACTGAAGTGGGACTACCTTGCGGCACCAACGGCAGGCGGGGCTTTTAGACTGAACACCGTGATCCAGTACCCTCAAACAGACGATACTCCGTATGGTGCGGTCAGCTTCGCATCGCTAACAGCAGCCGAAGGCGTGAATGTTCCGGAGCTCTTGAAAGTTCTCTGTCTATTTCCTAACGAGCCGGGCGGCAACTATGGAGGCGACTCGATATATATGAGGAACAACGGAGAGCGGCTCGCGTATCGTGGCGGCCGCTGGACCAGCACGTCGAGCGCTGGTGTGTTCTGCATGCTCGGCGACCGCCCTCGGTCGAACGTCCTCACGCTCATCGGCTTCCGCTCCGCTTACATTCCGGGGATCTGAGATCTGCCAATCTGAAAATCTGACAAGGGCGTCCCACCAAAGGACGCCCTTCCATATTTGAGGTGAACACATGGCCGATTTTATACTACAACAGCGAATAAACCGCATGATCCTTAAATCGACGCCCCGCATCATGAACATGAAAAAGCCCGAGAAGTTCGTCCTCGGTGCTGCAATCCGGGAAAGCGAATACAAGATCCTGCGGCTCACTATACTCGGGAACAAGACAAGAGACAGCAAAAGACCGTACCAGATGGAGATCGACGCAGAGCTCGAAGTTCTACGGGCCTATATTGATATAGCAGTCGCACCAGAGGCACGGCTTATTTCCACGGGTGTGCATGAGGAATGGTCGAAGGAAATCAACGAGATCGGCCGCCTCCTCGGCAAGTGGATAAAATCCACTAAATAGCACCTGCGGGGGATGCGCCGAATAAAATCGAGCGGCTCGCGTATCGTGGCGGCAACTGGAACAACACGTCGAACGCTGGTGTGTTCTACATGAACGGCAACAACCCTCGGTCGAACGTCAACACGAACATCGGCTTCCGCTCCGCTCTGGCCTGAATGTTAGAAGCCTGTCGCTCAAGGGCGAAGGACAACGCCAAGGCCAAAGGGGCGCATCTCCCTACCTCCTGAGTAAACAGGGGGCAAAAGATTAAATTGCCATGAAGGCAGGCGCGCCGGGAGACCGGACTCGGAAGCTACCAACCCAAAAGCAGCCTCTGGGTATTGCCACGCATGGCGTCAATATTGTGAGGGAGACAGATGGCAAAAATATCGAACATTTACAAGGACATTTACAGCTGGGACAACCTCTACAACGCGTACAGAGAGGCAGCTCGCGGCAAATGGTTCAGGGATGACGTGGCTCGCTTTACGGCGCACCTCGAGGAAAACCTGATCCAGCTCCAGAACGAGCTCATGTGGCACACCTACAAGGTCGGCCGGTACCGCGAGTTCTATGTCTACGAGCCTAAAAAGCGCCTGATCATGGCGCTGCAATTCAGGGATCGCGTCGTGCAGTGGGCTATATACCGGCAAATCAACCACCTATTTGATAAGCAATTCATTTATGACTCTTACGGCTGCCGGGAAGGCAAGGGAACCCACCGAGCAGCTGACCGCCTTCAATACTGGATGCGGGCAGTCGACAGAAAGCCGAGTGAATGGTATTACCTGAAGCTCGACATCAGCAAATATTTTTACCGTGTAGATCACCGGACACTCATGGACATCCTGCGCCGGAAAATTGACGACGAGGATCTCCTCTGGCTGCTCGGTACGATCATTAACTGCGAGCATACGGCCTTCGGCCTGCCGCTGGGCCTGAGCCCTGACCAATGCGACAAGGCTGACCGGCTCATGGAGGTCGGGATGCCGATCGGCAACCTGACGAGCCAACTGTTCGCAAATATCTACCTCAACGAGCTCGATCAATTCGCAAAGCACGAGCTCCGGCTCCGTTATTACATCAGGTACATGGATGACGTGATCATCCTGCACCAAGACAAGAAATATCTGCACGAGGTAAAGGACAGGATTGAGGTATTCCTCAACGAGGAGCTCAGGCTCCACCTGAACAACAAGACGGCCATCCGGAAAGTGAAGTCCGGGATCGAGTTCGTCGGCTTCAGGATATTTCCGACGCATCGGAAGTACAAGAAGAAATCCCTGCGCAAACTCATGAGCCGGCTGAAATATGTGGCCAAAGAGTACGCAGCGGGACGCATGAGTCTCGAGAAGGTCAACGCCACAGTCCAGTCCTATTATGGAGCTATGCAGCACTTCAACAGCTACGGCCTGCGCCGTAAATTGTCACAAACGGTGGTGTTCAAGAGAACAACACCAGAAATGGAGGGATCCGACGATGCACAGAACTGAAGGAGGTGGCAGCCTATGAGCGAATTGAGCACAGTCATCGCAGTCGTGGGCTGCGCCCTATCTCTCGCCGGCTTCTACATAGGCCGAGCGACAGCCCACAAAGCAGAGGGAAAGGAGACCGGCAGTCTGGCGACTGACCTGAAATACATCAAGGAGAGCGTCGAGCGCATTGAGACAAGGTTGAACGATGACGTCAAGCGTCTCGAGGGCAGGATCGACGAGCTCAGCAACCAGCTTGTCACTATTGCAGGCACAGCGGCCAAGGGCTACGAGTCCGCAAAGATGGAGCACAACCGGCTCAACGAACACCTCGAAAGAGACCACGGACAAACCGTTGTCAGGACACGAAACTCATTAAACGAGTAAAAGGAGGGAAACAGAATGATCGACATTACCCCAGTAATCAACGCGGTGATCGCTATCATCGCAGCAGTGATCACGGCTTTTTTGGTGCCGTGGATCAAGAGCAAGACCACGGAGCAGCAGCGCAAAGAGATCGGCGCATGGGTGAAAATCGCAGTCGCAGCAGCCGAGCAGCTCTATAAGGGTGCGGGCCGTGGCGCAGAGAAAAAGGCTTACGTCATTAAGTTCCTGAAGAAAAACGGCTTCACCGTCGACACAGAGGCCATTGACGCCATGATCGAGGCGGCCGTCCAGCAGCTCAACAGTGAGATCGGCCTTATTATCGAATAACGGAGGCGAACAGCATGAGCAGGAAGCGCAAAAGCTCAAGAAAAAAGAAGATTGAGTTCTCCAAGGTCATATTCATCGGCATATCTACGGTCACCATATCGGTGGCCGTTTTTGCTTGCGTGATGATCTGGAGAACCGGAGATCTCTCCCCTCTGGCCTACCTGATCCCCTCTGTCTTTGCAGAGCTGGCGACAGCCACCGGCTTCTATTACCGGAAAGCTCAAAAAGAGAACGAGATCAAGCTGCCGAAGTATATGGAAAACGCGGCCAGCGGTGAGGAGTTAAGTGATGAAAGCATCCAATGAAAAGGAGGGATAGGCATGGATGAAATTAAGTTCACAGAGGAAAAGGATTTAACCCCTGAAGCTCTCGATGAATTATCAAACGGGAAAGGAGACGATGATGATGAGTAATAGCCCATTAGTCAGCTATACCAGAATATCGCCCAACAAGACAAGCCCGAGGAAGCACGCGATCGACACTATAACGATCCACTGCGTCGTCGGTCAGTGTTCAGTCGAGACACTCGGCGATATTTTTGCAGCACCAAGTCGGCAGGCCAGCTCTAATTATGGAATAGGCCCCGACGGTCGGATCGGGATGTATGTCGAGGAGAAGGATCGCTCGTGGTGCACCTCCTCCAGCTCCAACGATAACCGGGCGATCACGATCGAAGTGGCCAGCGATACAACCCACCCCTATGCAGTCACAGATAAGGCTCTTGCTGCATTGATCGAGCTCTGCGCCGACATATGCAAGAGGAACGGGATCAAGAAGCTCCTCTGGAAGGGTGACAAGAGCCTGATCGGTCAGGTCGACAAGCAGAACATGACCGTCCACCGCTGGTTCGCAAACAAGTCATGTCCCGGCGACTATCTGTACGAAAGGCACGGATATATTGCGGACGAGGTAAACAAAAGACTCGGGGCAGCTGCTTCGCCTTCCACAGGATCCGGCACTCTGTACTATGTGCAGACCGGAGCCTTCGGGAATAAAGCGAACGCTGACGCGCAGCTCGCGAAAGTAAAAGCCGCCGGCTTCGACGCTATCATGAAGCAGTCCGGGAACCTTTACCGGGTGCAAGTCGGGGCATATTCTCAGAAAGCAAACGCCGACGCCATGGCCGCAAAGCTAAAGGCTGCCGGCTTCGACACATATGTCACAACAACCGGCGGCACTCAGGTGGCTGCTGGATCCGCGCCGGCACCGTCCAAGAAGATCGAGGTCGGCAGCAAGGTCAAGATCAAGAGCAGCGCCACCAATTACAGTACCGGCCAGAAGATCCCCGACTGGGTGAAGGCCAATACCTACACCGTGCAGCAGCTCGGAACAGGCAAGGCCCTCCTGAAGGAGATCGTCAGCTGGGTGAATACTTCAGACCTGACGCTCGTCTAATAACAACACAGAAAAACCCGCTCTCCGGATGTCCTCCGAAGGGCGGGCTTTTTATATCGCGCCAACTCTATGCTGCCGGCAGCTTCATAACTAACACGAACACTGACTCCAAGACATAGATCTGCGTGTTCGAGTACGCGTTCTTTGGTGGAGCAAAGGACGCCAAAGTCGAACACTCTGGAGCCCCTGATTTATCGCAGTTTTCAACGATCGACCTCGTGACTGTACTCTGCGGCCCGGTGTAATTATATGCGATCCTGATCTCGTCATCGTACAGGTAGACAGCATTGACAAAAGCGTCGATGACTGTCCTCTGGTAGTCCTCGTCTGTATAGTCACCACCCCGGAACTTCTCAAGCCAGAAAATGACCTGATCCCTCTCGATGCGCGGCTTCTTTATTTGCTCTCTGGATATTCCAACAATGAGATCATCCCTCTGAGCTTCCAACTCCATGAGTCTCTCCTTCGTGGTCGGAGTGATGATCCCCTGCTCGATGGCCGCCATAATATTCCGGATGGCCCTCTCTGTCTCTTTAAGCTGTTGCTCCATGGAATAGAGGACGGTATTCGTCAGCTCGCGCTCCTGAAGGGCCATAACAGCGTCGGCGATCTTCTCGATGACGTCATCCTGAAGAACCTGCTGCACAGTCTCGCGGACAACCAGCTCCTCGATCCACTTCTTTTTTACCGCCTTCTTATCGCATACGCGGCGGCGCTTGTTATTATTGCATTTATAGTAATAGTATACCGTGCCATGCCTGCCGGTTCCGCTCTCTCCGATCATGTTACCGCCACACCTGCCGCAGAACAGCTTCGTCGTCAGCAGGTAGTCCACTTCAGTCCGGGCCATGGCCGGGGCCTTTTTTGTTTTCTCTATCATGGCTTGAACCTCCTCAAAGAGCGCCCGGTCAATAATAGCAGGCACACCGCCCTCAATGCGGATGTCGCGGTATTGATAGACGCCGATATACTTCTCATTTCTCAGCATTTTCCTGAGACTGTTCTTGTTGAATGGATTGCCTCTGGAAGTCTTGAGTCCTCTCTCATTCATTAAGTTTATGATCTGCGTGACATTCATGCCGCTGGCATAAAGCTCGAAGATCTCCTTGACGATCGGAGCAGTGGCGGGATCTATCTCGAAGCGCTGATCGGCTCCGACTCTATACCCGAGGGCTATGCCACCGCCGTTCACTTTACACTTGAGGGCATTATCCTCCAGCCCTCCGATGATGTCCTGTCTCAAGTTCTCGGAATAATATTCGGCATACCCCTCGAGCATTGACTCGAGAAGGATGCCTTCAGGGCCGTCCGGGATCGTCTCCTTTGCATAGACAACCCGGACGCCGTTCTTTTTAAGTCTCGCCTTATACATGGCCGCATCGTATCGGTTACGAGCGAACCTGTTCACCTTATAGGTGATCACAACCTGAAACTTCCCTTTTGCGCTGTCTCTGATCATACGCTGGAAGTCTGGCCTCTTGTCTGTCTTTCCAGTGAGAGCTCTGTCACAGTATTCCCCGATGACAAGCATCCCGTTGCGCTCGGCAAACTCGTGGCACTCGCGCAGCTGTACCTCGATCGACTCCTCGCGCTGATTATGTGATGAATAACGTGCATATATGACAGCCTTCACGGTGCCACCTCCTTCACTTCTTTATTGGCAGTTTTTGAGCGTCCCAAAACCATCCGAGGGCGATGGTTATTGTGTCAGCGATCCAGCCTATACCGAACACGCCAGCGGAAAGCGCCCACAGTAGTCCGGTTCCTTTTTTACCTACATAGAACCGATGGACGCCGAAATAACCGAGGAATATGCAGAGCAGCAGCGTGACCGTCTTGCTTTTTGGCGACACGGCTGCCGGATCCCTCTCTATGTATTGATCGGACATATGGCCAGCGTCTCCGGATGTCTGCCGTGAGCTGCTGGACGATGAATAAGAAATACCAGATCCCGGGATGCCGACGGTCGTCGTCCTTCTCCCGGTGGTGCTGATCGTGTGTTTCAACCCTCTCGGGCCGAATGATACACTTGCACTCTTTGCGTTAAGATTAAGCCTAACGCCGGGTAAAATCTTCATGCTTTTTCTGAACCTGAAACCCATATTTTGATACACTCCTTTCCCTCCCATGCGGGAGGCTTTTTTATTTTGAAGAACCGGGCGGCTTGCGTGTGAAATCATAATAGATTATATTACCGACTCGTTTTTTGACGCCCCTTTATAAGCAAGGAGAACGGCCTTAGCGGCTGCCCTTCCTTCGGGCATCGCATCACGCCATAACCTTATAAGCTCCGACTCCTCGGCAGATAAGCCGGCAATACGAGCGGGCACTTCCTCTATTTTTTGAACAACGGGCCTGCCATATAGCTCCTCGACAGTCACACCAAAGTATTCAGCTATCGCCAGAACCTTATCCACACCAATCCGCATTTCGTCGACATTCCCGTTGATGATGCTGTCCATCGTTGAATAGCTGATCCCGATGGATGACGCCAACGTGCCCAGCTTCATGCCGCGCTCGTTAAGCAGTTTTTTTACGTTTTCTTTGAACATTCCAGCACCTCCTTGCTTGTTCAATTTTAACATTAAGCGAGCTCTTATTCAAGAATTATTTCCGATTTATCGGAATTTATTCAAAAAAGGGCTTGCTTTTTTACGACATATCGTTATAATTTTAGATAAGTTCCGATGTATCGGAAGAATAAAAACCAAGAAAGGAGTAAGAAAATGGCATATCCTAATTTGATCGCTGAGATGAAACGTCAAGGTATTACACCAAAAGCCATCGCGGAGGTGGTGAACAAATCACCCGACACGATCAACAACTGGCTCAAAGGAAAGGGCGAGTTCCCGATCGGCAAAGCCTTCGCAGTGCAAGAGAAGTTTTTCCCCACTCTCCCGATCTCTTACTTATTCAGTCAGAAACCAATTACCCCACCGGTCGCCGAAAAGTCGGCAGTCTAATACATACGAAAGGAGCAAAGCCAATGAAAAAGCAGTTTTTCATCAATGAAATACCAGTCAGCAGAGTGACCTTCCAATGGACTGTCTGGAGCGAAAAAGGCGACGGAGGCAACTGGCTGGAGACCGAGGAACTCACACCTCGCAAACTCAAGAACCGCATGGCCAACGGCGTGAAGTATGAGGACATCAGGATCGCGACCATCGGCTTCGAGCCTGTCGACTATGTCGAGTTTTCTGCTGACTTCAAGGACGACGGGGCTCACTTATACACCAACGAGCTGACAATCGAGCAGATCCAAGCGGCTGAGAACGAGTACATCCAATGGGAAAAGGAATACGAGGCAAAGAGAACCAAAGAGGCCGAACTGCTGGCCGTCGTGACCGAGGAGCTACCGGACATGGATCCGAAACAGAACAGGGCCCTCGCCTCTGCCATGGCATCCATTAAACCGGATGCAGATCCCGAGTGGGCGAAAGAGTTTATCGCATCAATGAAGCGCGCAGCTGAGATACTGGCCGAGATCTTCCGGAAGGTGGTCGAGACAGTCAAACGGCTCGCCGAGTCGCTGGCTAAAGCCTTCAGGCAACATAAGGACAAGTTCATGGATGCGGCCATGCTCGCGGCCTCTCCTCCTCCGAAGTGGTGGCACCTTTACAAACACGCCAAGAAGGCCCGAGTCCGCAAGAAGTACAGGCGCAAACTAATGGACAACCTGCTGGCAACCTTACAGGCTGCCGGGGCAATATGAAGGCCCGATGCGTGGGATGCGGAAAGACGTGGAACGTGAGCATCTTCGCGCGGATACCAAAAACCGGCTATATATGCCCCCACTGCTATTCAAAGCGAAAGGAGGCGCAACGATGCACCAATACATATGCGAGCACTGCAACGCACACCTCGATCCGGGCGAGCGCTGCGACTGCCAAAAAGTCGAGATAATACCAGACAAGATCCCGGAAACCGTAACCGATAGACTGGCCCGCCCGCTGATCGACATCGTGGCCAAAGCGTTCGAGGATCCGAAAGTCGTCAAGGAGTACGGACGCTGGAAAAAGGAGCGCCAAGAAAAACTTGCGGCCCACTGAGCCGCAAATACGAAAGGAGCAAAAAATTATGAAAAACGAACTTATTTTTGACAATGCTGGAATACCGAGCATCATGGTCACAATCCCGAAATTCAAGCTCTCGGAGGTAATCGACGGAGCGCCCGACATCACTCACCCTGCCTTCATCGTGAACGGCAAAGAAGTCGACGAAATCAGTATTTCCAAGTATCAGAACGTTGTCATCAATGGCAAAGCGTACAGCCTACCGCTTCAGGAGCCTGCCGTGAACATCGACTTCGACAACGCGATCTCAGTCTGCGAAGCCAAGGGCCCGGGCTGGCACCTTATGACGAACGCCGAATGGGCTGCGATCGCTCTCTGGAGCAAGAAGAACGGCACCCTTCCTCACGGAAATACCAGCTGCGGCAAATACCACGCAGACAACTCAGAACGCGGGATCCTGTTCGATAACGTCAGGACACTCACCGGCAGCGGGCCAAAGACATGGACACACGACCACACCGAGCTCGGCATCCACGACCTGAACGGCAACATTCTCGAATGGGTTGGCGGCGTTCGCTGGGTAGACGGCGAGCTCCAGATCATCCCGGACAACAATGCAGCATATGGAGCCGATCAATCAGCTGAGAGCAAGGACTGGCAACCGATAATGACCGTCAACGGATCGGTTAAGTACAGAGTGACCGAGAATGGGATCACTTTGACGACCGAGCAGCCTGAGCAATACTGGGACGGCTTCAGGTTTAACGATCTTCAGAGCGAGATCGAAGTGCCTGACATCGTGAAGGCGCTGGCGCTTTATCCGGCAGACGACGAACAGGTCGACGGGTACTTCTGGCTGGATACCGAAGGAGAGCGGCTCGCGTACCGTGGCGGCGACTGGAGCAGCGCGTCGCGCGCTGGTGTGTTCTACATGAGCGGCAACTACCCTCGGTCGGGCGTCCTCACGTACATCGGCTTCCGCTCCGCTTATATTCGTCCTTCTGCAATCTGTCAATCTGACAATCTGGACAAGGATGGTGGCCGCGATGAATAGTCTGAAATCATTATTTGAAAACCACAAGGCCCTCGTTCTGTTCGACTGCGAAACCAGCGGCCTCGATCCGGACAAGCATCAAATCATTGAATTGGCAGCCATACGCATCGAGCAGACGCCTCGCGGAGCTCTCCGGATCGCTGACCAGATGGACACCTTCATCAAACTGCCGGACGGTGAGAAGCTCCCGCCCGACATCGTGGAGCTGACGGGGATCACTGACGCGAAGCTGCTGAGCGAGGGTGTAAACACTCACAAGGCAGCCAAGACCTTCGCCAGAATGTTCTCGGGCACCGGGGCCGTGCTCATGGTGGCCCACAACGCACAGTTCGACATCCAATTCGTGAGCGCGCTGCTGCGCAAAGAACAGCAGACCATCAGCGTGCCAGTCAATAAGCTCGACACCCTGACCGTATACAAAGACCGCAGGCCATACCCTCACAAGCTGGCCAATGCGATCATCGCCTACAACCTGACCGACAAGGTGCAGAACAGCCACCGGGCCATCGACGACGTGCTTGCCATGTTCGAGGTTATGAAGGCCATGGCCGAGGAACGCGATGATCTGGCAACATACATAAACCTGTTCGGCTATAACCCCAAGTATGGAGTGAGCGGTCGCAGGATCCCGGGCATCCGGTACGAGGCACAGAACTTCAACAACATTATGACAAGGCCCGAGCAGACACTTCCGGCAAGGGTGGCAGCCAAGGGGGCGTTCAGGCGATGACGACAAGCCCACCCATCACCATCGAAAGCGCTGAACTCAGGAGCAAAGTCGAGAAAAGCCTCGGAAAAATACCGGACGAGCTCTGGAACAGGGCAGAAAAATATGCCCGCCACAAGCTGGACAGTTACCGGGAGCGCTGGCCCGATGTCGACCACTTCGACAACACCTACCTCGTGTTATTAACCGAGGACACTGTAAAAGAAACCGCCATCTCGGACTACACGATCGCCGTCAGTACGATGATCATGGAAGCCCGGGAGGAAACAAAGAAAGGAGCAAAAACACAATGAAAACAGGAAGAACCCTTCAAGAACTGGCCATCGAGCTGGATCGCCAGCTCAAAGCAAAGCGCGATTATTTAGTGGACACGCCCGCCCTACGTCTGACACCCAGCAAAGAGGACGGCCACCTCATGCTTGACGTAAATTTCGGGCAAGGTTCCAGCGGACTCACCGAGATCCAGAGGCTAAACGTCAACGACATCGCCCACAGACAGATCGGGCAGCACCTCGGCATCCCGGCCCGCTATTATGACAAGATGCGAACCGACTTCCCTGAGCTGCTGGCCGCAAACGTGAACGGCTGGTTCGAGAGAACACCCTCTCAGAGGATGCTCAGAACACTGGACGGAACGGCTCGCGCCTTCCTCTCCAACAAGTACCGCAGGATCGACAATTACGAGGTCGCTCAGACCGTCCTCCCAGTCATCGCAGAAATGGACGGGGCCGTCGTGGAGAGCTGCGAGCTCACTGACTCCCGGATGTATCTCAAAGTCGTGAACCAGAGGATCACCGCAGAAGTTAAGAAGGGCGACATCGTTCAGGCTGGCATCGTGATCACCAACTCAGAAACCGGACAAGGCAGCGTAAGCGTCAGCCCTCTGATCTATCGACTGGTATGCAGCAACGGCATGATCGCAGCAGACAACAGTCTCCGGAAGTACCATGTCGGCCGCACGAATGAAGTCGGCGACAACTTCGAGATCTTCAGGGACGAGACCATCGAAGCAGACGACCGGGCCTTCCTCATGAAGATCGAGGACACAGTTCGCGCAGCTGTCGACCAGACAAAGTTCAACGCCATCGTCGCAAAGATGCGCGAGGCTGCTGAGATCAAGATGGAGACCAACCTCGTACCGCAGGTCGTTGAATTATCGGCCAAGGAGTTCGGCCTGACTCAAGAGGAGAGCAACGGCGTCCTCGGGCACCTAATCCAAGGCGGCGACCTCTCACTCTACGGACTGGCCAATGCTGTCACCCGTCACAGTCAGGACGTTAAGAGCTACGACAGGGCCACCGAGCTGGAGGCTGCTGGCTGGAGCATTTTGAACATGAGCCCCTCTCTCTGGAGGCAGCTCAATACAGCGAGGTGATGAAATGTATCAGGCAACGAGAAGGAGCTGCCAGCTCGCACCTGACAGCTCCCGGAGATCATCAGAACCGCTCAAAGCAATACCAATGACCTCCTCCATTATAGCACGCAGACGCAAAAAGCTGAAGATGCGCAGGCGTGCCGCAGCCATCATCATGATCCTACTGGTCGTGTGGGTGGCGTGGAGCATTAAGACCATCAGCGACCGGACGCAGACCGCCGAACAACCGCCGGTCGACCTGCCGACAACCACAGAACAGCCAACGGCAGCGCCGGCAATATCCATGGAGCCAGCAGTCATTCCGATCGCAATACCAGCACCAGAGAAGCCTCCGAGGTACGAGCTGACAGCTGAGGAGCGCGACATCATCGAGAGAGTGGTCACTGCTGAAGCCGCTGGCGAACCGTTCGCCGGTCAGGTCGCAGTCGCCCAGTGCATCCTCAACGCTTGCGAGAAGGATGGCATCAGGCCGCTCGAAGTTCTCACAAAGTACAAGTACGCCACGAGCAGGCCCGATCCTGAAGGTACGGTACCGGAGGCCGTGGCCGCCGTATTCGATGACGGCTGGTATGTAACGACAGAACCGATCCTCTACTTCTACGCGCCGGATCGGACAAAAAGCGACTGGCACGAGTCTCAGGACTTCGTGATTGAGATAAACGGGCACCGCTTTTTTGCTGAAAAACCAAATCAAGAAAGGAGCAACCCCAATGAATGAAAATACTCAGAAATCCGTGATCCAGATATTAACCGAGACGCTCGCAGAAATGAGCACCAGAGCCCTCAACGCTGAGGCTGAGGTCGAAAGACTGAAGGCTGACGACAACAACTGGTACCGCCACTGGCAGACCAAAGACGCCGAGGTCAAGAAGCTCACCGCTGAGCTGAACGAGCTCAAGAGCAAGTTCCACGATCTCATGAATGAGCGCAACGACCTCAATGACGCATATGACGCATTGAAACATAAAGCAGCGCCGGCAGTCGATGAAAAGACGCTGGAGGAGCTCAGAACCAAATTAAGCAAGGAGGATAAGAGTCATGAGTGATAAGACCATCGCCGCCATCGCGGCAGAAATAGAGCAAAAACAGCCAGTACAGGCACAGGCAAACGAGGCCGCGGCTCCGGAAGCTGCTGTCGAAATGTACCCGATCACCCTCGAGGAGCTGGAGAACATTGAACTCCCCGGAGACCTCCCGGCTGACGCTCAACCGGAGCGCAAGGAGTTCATGATCACAGACGACAGATGCGCCGACTGGGCCGTCCGCAAGATCAAAGAGGAAAAGCAGGAATATGACCGCATCCGGGAGCTCGGTGAGCAGCAGATCGCTGAAATTCAGGAGAAAATCGACCGGGCCAAGAGACGCTTCGAGCAGAACACCGGCTTCCTGACCAGCAAGCTGGCACAGTATTTCAACACCGTGCCGCATAAAAAGACCAAGACCCGCGAGACATACCGCCTCCTCTCTGGCAACCTCGTCCTTAAACTGGGAGGAGTCAAGGCCACACTGGACGACGAGAAGCTGGTGGCATGGCTGAAGGACAACGGGTACACCGACTTCGTGAAGGTCGAGGAAAAGCCAACGTGGGGAGAGCTCAAGAAAAAGCTCAACCTCGAGCCCGGGCTGGTCACAATGGCCGAAACCGGCGAGATCGTGGAAGGCATCACCGTCGTGCAGCAGCCTGACACGTTCGTCGTCGACTAAGGAAGGAGGATCGACATGGCTGACACTACCAAAAAGACTGCCGGCACAACTACGGCGGCTGCTAAGGAACAGAGCAAGACCCCAGCAGCACCACAGACCAGCGAGATCCCTCATGAGGCCATGAGCCTCCAACAGAAGATCGTCGAGCTGCGGAAAGCCTGCCCGAAGATCATCAAGCAGAAATACAGCGACGGCGTCGATTATAAATTCGCCAAGATCTACGACGTATGGGAGGCCATCACCCCCGTGATGAACGAGGTCGGCGTCAACTTCGACGTCGTGGCCGAGGTTCCCAGCAAGAAGGACGAGCTCGGCAACGCTGTCTATTACACGACCATCATGGCCAAGACCAAGTACGGGGAGCGCCTCATGTTCCTCTATGAGGCCGACCTGACTGTCAAATGGACGAACGTCGACGATCCGGACGACACCGAAACCGTCACCCTCCACGCCATAGGCTGGAACGATGACCCGGCCAAGGCCAAGGGAAGCGCGTGGACTTATTGCCTGAAGTATTACCTGTTCGAGAAGTTCAGCATTGACCAAGGCGAGGATGATCCGGACGCCAACGGCTTCAACAGCACCGGAACGCCACAGAATACGCCGCAGGGCGCGAAAACCGGAAACAGACAACCAAACACCCGACCACCGCAGCAAAACGCGCCACAGGGCAACACAGGCGCTCAAAAACCGCTAAGCGATAAGCAGCTCGAGAGGATGTACCTCAAGGGCGAGGCTGCCGGCATAAGCAGGGAGCTCGTCAACAAGCGCATCGCTGAGAAGTATCACAAGCAGAACCCCGCGCTCATGAGTCGGGCCGAATATGACGAGGTATGCGCTGCCCTCGATAAAGCAGCCGCAGAAGGAGGAACAGCTCATGAATGATGTTAAACTGCTCGGCCGACTGGCCGCAGATCCAGAACTCAGATACACAACCAGCGGCATCCCTGTCGCAACCTTCGATCTGGCAGTAAACCGCCCGACAAGCGACGGGCATAAGGCCGTCGACTTTTTGCCGATTGTCGCATGGAGGTACCGGGCCGAGTTCGCGGCCAACTACCTCACAAAGGGCCGCCAGATCGTTGTTGATGGGACGCTGAGGACAAGAAAATGGCAGGACAACGACGGCAAAAACCACAAGAGCATCGAGATCGTGGCCGAAAACATTTACTTCGCAGACAGTAACAGAGGCGACTCACACGCCTCCTCCTCTCCATCGGTTCCGGATGGCTTCGAGGAGGTTCAGGACTCCGATGACGACCTGCCGTTCTAACACGACCGCCGGACGACCACTGGACGACCGCCGGGCAACCGGAGAACGACCAAGCACAGAAAGGAGGATCAGGTCATGGCATGGCTCCAAGTTCATCAAACGCTCAAAGATCACCGCAAACTTTTAGAGGCTGCCGACATACTCGAAGTTACACCGCCCCACATGATGGGGATCCTGATCTCCTTCTGGCTATGGGCGCTGGATAATGCTCCGAGCGGAACCCTCGGAGGCATATCCTCCCGAATAATCGCCAGAGCTGCACAGTGGGAAGGCGATCCGGATCGACTGGTGGAAGCCCTGACGGCCTCGAAATGGCTGGACAAGGGTGAGAACGGCCTCGAGATCCATGACTGGTATGAGTACGCAGGCAAGCTAATCGACCAGAGGATCGCTGAGAGAGAAAGATCCAAGAGACGCCGCTCCGCTCAAAGTTCGACCGCCGGACGACCGCCGGACGACCGCCGGACGACCGCCGGACAGTCTGCCGACGACCAACAAACAGCCGCAGGCAGAGTAGACCAGAGTAGACCAGAGTATACAAGAGAAGAAGATATAGACCCCCTACCCCCTAAAGGGGAGAAGCAGCAGCCCGTCCCCTTCGAGAAAATCATGCAGCTATACAACGAGATATGCGTGAGCTTCCCGAAAGTGCTCAACATAGAAGGCCAAAGACGCAAGGCCGTTGCTGCACGCTGGAAAACATACAAGGATCTCGAAGCCTTCGAGACCTTATTCCGAAAAACCGAGGCCAGCAGCTTCCTGAAAGGTCACAACGACCGGAACTGGATGGCCGACTTCGACTGGATAACCAAGCCGACCAACATGACCAAGGTGCTGGAAGGCAAATACGACGACAAAGGAGGAGATCAGAGTGGAGTCAATCGCCAACATACTGGCAGGGACAATGCAGCCCCGCAGCTCTCGGGCTTCCATATCGCAGGAGACGACGAAACCGACGAATGACGAGGAGCCGAAGCTGCTGGACACTGTCGTATATAGCAACGATCCCGAGGTGGCAGCACTCGGAGCTCCTGATCCGGTGCCCTGCGAGTTCTGCGGGGCCCCGCGATACACCAAAGGAATGAGACTTCAGGGCCGGATCTTCTGGATGCCTTACGGCCCGGAGCCGTGCACTTGCCCGGAGGCCGTGAAAGAACAGGCGGCCAAGAAGGCCGCAGCTGAGGAAGCCGAACGGCAGCGCCAACAGGCTGAAGCCGATCGAAGGATGCAGGAACGCGTCAAGAAGATCATCGGCGAAAGTGGGATCAATGCCCGCTTCCTCCGGAGGACATTCGACACCTTTGAGATCACAAAAGAAAACGCCAAGGCCGCCAAGGTGGCCAAGGCATACGCTGACAACTTCGACACGAAGCTCCCCGGGCCTAACAACCCGGATCCCGGACGGAACGGCCTATTTATTACCGGGCCAAAAGGAACCGGCAAGACTCACCTCGCGGCAGCCATAGCCAACCAGCTCATGAACCAAGGCACAGCCGTGATATGTATGACCATGATCGACCTGCTGGAGCGCATCAAGAGGACATACGAGAAAAACGCAGACAGCGAGAGCACAGTCCTCAACCTATACAAGCAGGTGCCGCTCCTGATCATCGACGACATGGGAAAGGAACCGGCCACCGAATGGGGGATCTCAAAGATTTACGCCATCATCAACGGACGGTATGAAGGCTATATGCCGACCATCGTCACAACAAACTACGACGACCAGCAGCTCGTCAAGCGTCTGACTCCTCCCGGCGGGGACGACATCACGGCCGACGCAACCATCGACAGGCTCCGCGAAATGTGTCACGCGCTCCCGATGACGGGCCAGAGCTGGCGCTCACGATAAGGAGGGAAATCATGCCAAAGATTGAGTACGTCAGCAAGAACTTCGGAGCTGACAGGCTGGCGCTAATCGACAAGATCAACGAAGTCATCGCAGACTATTCAGCGCAAGGCTTCAGCCTGACACTCAGACAGGTATATTACCAGATGGTCGCCCGGGCCATCATTCCGAACAACGAACGATCATACAAGAACCTCGGCAACCTGATCAGCGATGCACGACTCGCCGGCCTTATTGACTGGAACGCCATCGAGGACAGGACGAGGAGCCTGCGCGGGAACTCTCACTGGACAACGCCGGGCAGCATCATCGACTCAGCTGCCTACTCTTACCACCTTGACCACTGGCAAGGCCAAAGGAATTATGTCGAGGTATGGGTGGAAAAGGATGCCCTCGTCGGCATCGTCGGCCAGATATGCAGCAGGCTCGACGTCAATTATTTTTCCTGCCGCGGATATGTGAGTCAGTCGGAAATGTGGGGAGCTGCCAGAAGGCTGAGAAGGAGACAAGAACAGGGCCAGCAGGTCATCCTCCTCCACCTTGGAGATCATGACCCCAGCGGCAAGGATATGAGCCGGGACATTGTTGAAAGGCTCTTAACCTTCGAGACTTACAACGTCGAGTTCCACCGCATCGCCCTCAATATGGATCAGATTGAGAAATACAACCCGCCACCGAACCCGACAAAGCTCACCGACAGCAGGGCCACCGGGTACATCGAACAATATGGCCATGAGTGCTGGGAGCTCGACGCTCTGGAACCGCAGGTCATCACCAACCTGATCGACAAGCACGTCAGGAAGTACAGAGACGACAAGTTATACAAGGCCGTGATCAAGCAGGAGCAAGAAGAAAAGGCCATGCTCGAGGATCTGGCCGCAAACTGGACAAGCATCGCGGCCAACTGGGACGAAATCAAGGCCACATACTGCGATTAACCCACAAAGGAGGTAATACGTTGAAAAAGCTCGTTTATATATGCAGCCCTCTCCGCGGGGATATAGAGCGGAACATCATCAAAGCGCAGGGCTACTGCCGCGAGGCCGTTGAGCTCGGAGTAATACCCATCGCCCCTCATGTCTATTTTACCCAGTTCTTAAATGACCTTATACCAGAGGAACGCAAGATCGGCATGGAGCTCGGCATTGAGCTCCTGAAGAAATGCGACGAGGTGTGGGTGTACGGCATCCAGAACCCGAGTGAAGGTATGAAGGCCGAGATCGAGCTGGCCAAAGAGCTCGGGATCCCGGTCAGGGATGCGGCCGAAGTTTATCAAAGCTCTCCAGAGAGGAGGTCTGGACGATGAACAGAGACCCGCGCAAGAACGCCGAAGGCTATGCAGACCCGACAGCATACGAGGCGGTCAGGAACGTGCAGCGCCAGATCAGAGGCAAACGGGCCAAGGTCGCAGGCGAGCACTTCGAGAACATGATCTCCGGAGCCTGTTCCTTCTACTACGACCGGAACCTCGCAAACATTGAAAAGACACCGGAGCCGATGAAAGTGCTCAAACCAATGCCGAAGCAGCCCGGGAAGTTCATCGCCTGCTTTACGAAAGCAGCGCAGCCAGACTACAAGGGCACCATTCAAGGAGGCCAGGCCATCGTATTCGAGGCCAAACACACAGACGACGACAAGATCGAACGCAAGAGACTGACCGACGAGCAGATGGACGGATTGGAGAAGCATCACAAGCTCGGGGCCCTCGCCTTCGTTCTCGTGTCCTTCGGCCTCCAGAGCTTCTACCGAATCCCGTGGCCAGTATGGCGGGACATGAAAGAGATATACGGCAGGCAATACCTGAAGCCGGACGAGATCACCTGCTATAAGATACCGGCACCCGGCGGCGTGATCAAGCTGCTGGACGGGATCATTGACACCAAGCAAAAGGCAGTGCCCGAAACGCCTCGGGCAATATACACCAGCAGCGACTCGGATCGCTGCGTAATATGCGGCAATTACGTCCCGGAAGGGCGTCAGGTATGCTCCACTTGCGAGAAAGGAGATCAGGATCATGAATAACGCTTTACTGAGCAGCAAGAACCTCGACTGGTGCACACCGCAGGACTTTTTCAATGAGCTGGACGCCGAGTTCCACTTCACACTCGACGCAGCTGCGACAGATAAGTCGGCAAAGTGCTCGAAATATTTCACCCCTGAGACCGATGGCCTCAAATCCTCATGGGGGGGGAGATCGTATTCTGTAACCCGCCATATGGCCGCCAGATAGGCGACTGGGTGCGCAAGGCATACGAGGAAGGTCAGAAACCAGACACCACCGTCGTCCTGCTTATACCAGCAAGGACAGACACGACATACTTCCACGACTACATATACGGCAAGGCAGAGATCCGGTTCCTTAAGGGCCGCCTGAAGTTCACGGACGAGGACGGCAACGCAAAGGACGCCGCTCCCTTCCCTTCTCTCCTTGCTATATTCAGAGGCCCGCGAGGAACGTCTGGACAGGCAGGCATCAAGGAGCTGATCACCGGCATACTTGAAGGCAAAGAACTGACGGCCAACGAGCTCACGGAGCAGCTGCGCACCATGGGCTACAACTACGACCGGGGAACAGTTAGCCCATGCCTCACTAAACTCAAGGCCGCCGGAGTTATCAAAACGACCGGGAAAAGGCCATGCACAAAGACCGGAAAAATGGCAGTCGTATGGACGGCAGCCAACTGAAAGAAAGGAGAATGATCAATGAGTACCAACACAATGGAAACAAGGCGCGAAAGCTACGAAGCTATAAAACCCAAGAGAACCGACCGCAGGAATCTGATCCTCGAGATCCTCGGTTCCAGACAAATGACGGCCAGCGAGATAACAGAGGAGCTGCTGGCCAAGGGCTACATCAAATACTACGATCGCAACTTCGTGGCCCCTCGCCTCACTGAGCTGAAGGAGGCCGGCATCGTTGAAACCGTCGGGAAAAGGCTCTGCAAGCGTACCAACAAGAACGTCGCCGTATGGGCCAGAAGGGAGCAGCCATGCAGGTAACAAGTTCAGATATTAAAAAGGCACTGGCCAAGAAGCACGGAGATCGTGAGTTCTTTATAACTGACTGCAAGAACGGGCCAACCGGGACGGGACTGCTGCAATTCGACGGGCTCGCTATCTATAAGAGCTGGGCCCATCCAAACATCGTTGGCTATGAGATAAAGGTCAGCCGCAGCGACTTCCTCCGGGATGCAAAATACTCCAGATACCTGCCATACTGCCACGAGTTCTACTTCGTAACACCGACCGGAATGGTGCAGCGTCAGGAAGTCGAGGAAAGCATCGGGCTCATATGGTACAACCCGACGACCGG